GTCGCTAACGCCATCGCGCTGTGCTTGCTTCAAACGCGCCAGAGCCTGTGTCGGGGACATGCCTTCCTGTTGCAATTTTTGCAGCATCTTGAGATCAGCAGTGCGTTGCACTCCGGCATCGCTCAATGTGTCCGTTGCGGCTCTCAAACGGTTCGCAATGCCTTTGACAGCACCGCCTGCGGCTGGTAATGCAGCACCAAGCACACCGCCTGCCCCTGCGCCTATAGCGGCGTTTGTAAGTCTATTTTCAAAAGTGTCCCGACCTGTATTAAAGCCAGCAACACCGCCAATGCCTGCGCCAGACAAAGCTCCAGCTTTGAGAGCGCCCATCGTACCTCTTGCGGCTGCACCAGCCGCTGCCCGGCCTGCACCAAACCCGCCAGTGAGCAAACCGCCACCAAGCTCCATCGCCAGCGCCTTGCCAGCGTTGTCTTTGCGGTAATCATCCATCTCGCCACGAATGCGGTTGACGGCGTCACTGTAAGACTCATCAGTGAATGCTGACTTCAAACCGGCTTCGATCTCATCACCAAAGCCTAATGCCAAGCCCTGCCCCAATGCAAAGCGCCCAACGTCTTTGAGTGTGGTGCCTTTGGGTTTACTCTTTGCAGGGTTTCTCGACGACACCCCAAGATCACGCTCAATTCGCCTGATGACCTTTTGTTGACCAACCGCATCCAGATCATTAAAGCTATCGTCAACTTTGACTTTTTTGCCGCCGATATTGAGTGTGGTTGCCATTAGCCATCATCCTCTACAATCGAGTAACCAACGCCATCGGCTGTTGCCCCGCCCCCAAAATCATAAGGGTCTAGTTTTTTCTCTTTGCGGCGGTTTTGGACTTTTGCCTGATATCGCTTGATCGTGCGCTTTTGCACCTCGCGCAACTTCTCCATCTGCTGTCTTACAGTGACAGTGTCATTGCGGTCTTTCGCATCAACAATTTCTTTGATTGCACGTTTCGCGTCACCGTCAGTCTGGACACCCTTTGCCATCCGAAGCAGCTCATTGCTGAGTCTCTGGATATATGTGTCGAACCGGCGGCTGTTTCTGGCCTCTTGCTTCGCGCTGTCAGACAAGAATGGGTTGAGACCCAATGTTTCGTCACCTATTGAGTCGAATACGCCAAACTCAAGTTCAACCTCACCAGTTTCAGGGTCGGGCGTCATCATATCCAAAAAGTCGTCCGTATCAGAGAGCAAATCATTAGTCGCCGTTATGTTGTCTAACTCATCAGTTTGCGCTTCGATCTGTTTGTCAGACAAATTGATGTTTTTGGTTTGCCGCTTGATGGCTTGTTCTTTCAGATAATTTTTAACGTCCGTGTTTTCGATTATCTTGCTCTCGCCAGTCACAGGATCAACAACGCGAGTGAAGGCACCGTTGCCTAAATCCTGCAAGATTGGGCGGGACGCAGACGCTTCCATCTGAGCAGCTTGAGCCTTTTTGTATTGATCTGTGATAGCTTGGCTGGCAAGGGCGGCCTCGTTTGCCTTTTGCGCATCAAATGAACCCATGCCTGCGTTATATGCTCTGCCAAGTGCCTGACCCAATGTTGGGGCTGGCATGCCTTTAACTGCACCACCCGACTCAAGCAGTGAAGCTGCGGCAGACATAATCCCTCTGCCTTTCGCGCTTCCTAAATCATCTGCCAGCAAATTGCCAAGAAGACCGCCTTGCGATGCGGCTGGCGTTTGCGCCGGTGTGACCAGTTTTGCTTGCGGCATGGCTTTCACAAAGTCAGGCACACCCATCGGAGGGCGCTGGCCTCCTGGCATTTGTGGACGAGGTTGCGGCATGACCGTTGGCATCGGCATTTGAGCCTGTGGCATTTCCATTGGCACAAAAGGTGTCTGAAATGGGTTGACGCCAGTAAACTGATTTTGAGTTCGTGTAGGCGTTGGCCTACGGCGGGGAATGACTCTGGGCTGGTAGGTTTGCGCCTGTGTCGGCAAGCCTTGCATTCCTAAAATATCAATTGCCATTTTCGTCCCCTTAAACCAAGCCCAAAAGACCGCCGCCGATAGCGCCGAACAATGGATTTATTCCTGCGGATGTAGCAAGTTGAGCGCCGCCCAAAGCACCGCCTAAAGCCGACGAAGCAGGGTTGCGATTGACAGGCTCAATGGTGCTGCTGCCGACAGTTCCGCCACCAATGAGTGCCATGTAGTCCTTCAGGTTTTGCATCGGCTGGTTTTGCTCAAAGTTGAACCGGTTGATGTTGTCTTGCAGTTCAGCCTGTGCAAGACCCTCTCTGGCTTCACCGACACCTGTGAGCAGTTGCTCATCCATGAGAGCCGCTTGCGGTGCCTGCGCCAATGCGTCCTGTTGTGCTTGATATGAAATCGGGGCAAGAGCGCTCGCGAGTGCCTGTTGGTTTGCACCAGAGCCATATCTGCCAGACTTAGCAAACTGGCTTGTCACCTGATCAATGGCTGGCTTGAAGGCCGCTGACAAAAGCGGGTTTGTCCCCATCAAGTTTTGCTGCACAATATTTTGTGCCTGCGCAGTCATGCTGTTTGGATCAGTTGCTTCGTTGCGAATGCCGGTCAGCGCCATCTCTGTTTCAGGCGAAAAGCCAACAACAGTGCTGCCTGTGTAATAGTTTGGATCGCCTGATGTATACCGGTTTTTTGCTTCAGCCAGACCAAACTCAAAGAATGGTTTAGCATAGCTAGGTGGCTCAACTTGTGTGTTCACAGTTTGCTGACCACCGCCTCCGCCGCCGCCTTTGCTCATATCAATAGTCCTTTACCATTATGGTTGATGTTGGCTCATAGCCATTGAGGGCGCGAACCCATCCTTTGCGCCCGAATATTTCTACCGACTGACAGCCCCATTGCTTCGACCATTCAATGATCTCTGGCTCTGCCTTTATCAGTGTGTCGAGATCACCGCCAGCCAGCCAAAACCGCAAAATAGTGCGTTGCGGGTAGCGAATGATCTCAGTAACGATTGCGGCGTTATCAAACGCCCAGAACTGAGCATCGCCAGCAGTCACAAGCTGTAAAACATCACTCAGCGTGTGTGTGCCATGAGCGTGTTCAAGTGCGGCGTCAATGTATTGTGCGCACCGTTCCCACTCATCCAATGACGATGTAGTCAAATGTCCGATCCGATTGCGTGTTATTTGCATGAGTAATCGTGAAAGTCTGCTTGCCTCGACTCGATACATACATGCCCCCAGCCGCTTGCTCTGCTGCTGCATTTGCTGTGGTCGGCATAAACAAGATGACGCTCGTTGCTCCGGCTCTGTCCTCTGTAACAGCAGTTGATGCAGCGCTTGCAGTGAGCGTCACTGTGCCAGTGGCGTTGATCTTGCCATCAAGGATGTTGTTGACAATCGTTGCGACCTCTCTGGCATCATTAGCCAAAGGGCTTAAACGTCTGAAGTTTGTGGTTGCCATTATCTTGTGCCAAGCGGCTTCTGTTCGATGTCTACGCCTTGCGCAAACTTCCAATTGCCTGTCATGTTCATCCGAACCTTATGAAACCGGCCTTGCGCTCTATGCTCTGTAAAACCATCAGCAGTGAGGTTTGATGCGGCGCTGAATGTTTGAGCAGTATTTTGCAAGTTGCGAGTGGATATTTGCACGTTGACATCACCATTTTCAAAAAACGGTATAGTGCGCGTAATGATGCTGTGACGCCCTTTGTTCAGGACGGCCTCCGGTGTTTCGATCACAGCCGAAACAATGCTGCCGGTGAAGGTTTGTATTTTCTTGTCTTTGCCTGCGCCAAAGAAAAACTCGCCGCCCTGCAATGCTGGGTCATCAAGCTGGATGTTTAAGCCATCGAGCGTTGCCGAAATGTTGTCCAGATCTTCAAGCGAATATCCGCCTGTATACAGTGCCGCTAAAATCTCAATGTCGCTGAATATCGCGTATGACCAGCGGTTCAAAGCATAGTTGTAAAACAGAACGTAATCAGCCAAACCGCCAACAGTGTCAACGCTTGTAAATGCCCACGCAACAATCTGGCGGCGCGGATCAATTGCTGCCGACATATTGTTGAGGTATTGCGTGTCAGCATGATCCCAAAACCACCGGTTTATTTTTTCTGCACCAATCGGTCTGGCCTGCCTGCCATCAAACATGTAAAAGCCATCGTCAGACAGAAAGTAGGTGTTTGCGCCCATCGACACGACACTCTGCGGAACTGAACAGCCTCTGGATGTCTCGACCAAATCAATCTGATAAATAAGCGGGGTGCCGAC